AGCCGTGACCACGTCTGCCTTGCCCTTGGCAAGGTCTTCCAGTTGCTTCGTGTGCTCGGTCTTGAAGGCATCGAATGCCTTGCCGAGCGCCTCTACGGGGTTGGCCTCTGCACGCACGGCAATGAGGCCCCGCCCCAGCGCGGCAGTCCCGCGCAGGTTGGTCATCTTCATCTGATTGTCCTTTGGTTTAGAAGATACGGGCTAGGAGGGCCGTCGCAACGGCATCCTGTTCATCGCCGGCTCGACGCGCCGGACTTGGCTCCGACCCACCGGGGGTCGTCTTCAACGCCTTCAGAAGATTGCGCCGCTCGGAGCGCGGCATATCCTGCTTGGCGAGAAAGTCGTTGAGCGAGGCTTCGTCGCTCGGAAACTGGGGTCCTTCGGCATAGACAGGCATCTGTGCCTCGCGCTCCATCACGCTGTCGGCGAAACCTTGATCAACCGCGTCTTGACCGCCGATGTACGTTTCGGCCTTCATCATCGCGATGAGCTTGTCGCGATCTAGGCCGGTCCTGGCCGCATAAGTGTCAGCCATGGCGCCATCCAACTTGCGAAGGGTTGCCAGTGCATCCTCCATGTCGTCGGCGTTGCCTGCAAAGATGCCCATTGCCTGATGGATCATGATCTCAGCGTTGTGGGCAATCGCGATCGTGTCACCCGCCATGGCGATGACGGAAGCTGCGGAAGCTGCGATGCCCAGCACTTGCACCGCAATCGGCTGCGTGTGTCGGCGTAGCAGATTGTAGATTGCTACGCCTTCGAAGTAATTGCCTCCCGGCGAGTTGATCTCGACGGTGATTGGCTTGTCGCCAATGGTACGAAGCGCAGCAGCCACCTTCCCAACGGGCACCCCACCGCCCTGCCCGTCTGGTCCGATGTAGTCGAAAATCGAAATGGTGGGATTGCTGGTCGCTAGAGCCTGCACCTCGAAGCGCTGGAAGTCGGTCGCCAACGCCTTCGGCTCGTACTGCCACTCACTACCGGCACCGAAGTCCGGCATCGCTGGCGGTCGCTGGCGGGCATCCACCCTGAGCAAATTACGGCATTGGCGCATCGGGCGCTCCTGTGCTTGCTTGGCCCCAGCCGGGCTTGTCACCGCCGGGTATCGGGTTTCTATCCTGCAATTCGCGCGCTTCGTCCGGCACCATCCAGCCCGTCGCCCCGGGCCCGCCGAGCGCCTTCGACAGGAACTCGGCTTGATCCTTGAGTGAGCCACGAAGAAGCGCGCCCTCGTTGAACTTGGCGTAGTGCGTTTCCCGTTCGCGCTCCGTCAGCAGCGACTGGGCAATTACCTCTTCCCAGGCCACGAACCACGGCATCAGGCAGTAGGTGATCAGGAAGAGCCCGAGCTGCTCGATGCCAGTGCCCCAGCTCGTCTCATCAAACATCAGCAGCGGCCGAGGCACACCAGTGAAGCGCGACACTTCTTCCGCCTGGTGCTTGCGCTGTCCCAGCCCCTCGGCATCCTTGCCGGTCATGCTCAGCGGCTCGGCGTCTAGCCCTTCCTCAAGCAGAAGCCACCGGCCGCGGTTTTCTGACCCGGTGAACCGGTCATCGAACTGCGCTCGCAAGCGCGCTGCGGCTTCAGGGCCGATTGTCTTGGGGTGCTTAAGCTTTCCGCCGACGTAGGCCCCATTCTTCATCAGCGAGCCGGCTGCCGCGTCTGCGGCCTGAGCCAGCCCCAATGCCTCCCGTGCAACATCCAAAAGCGACGTACCGTTGATGCCATCTTCCGAGAATGGCGCTCGAAGATGAAACACGTCATCCTGGCTCAGGCGCCGGGTCTGCCCGTCCTTGAGTGACCAGACATAGGATATCTGCCAGTCGTCCGTTAGCTCGGGCCTCACACGACGCGGATCGAGAGGAATAAGCTCGCGCACCTCCGCTCCGCGCCGAATCTTGTAAGCAAAGGCGTTGCCGTGCAGCAAGGCCCTGCCCTGCATGAACGACTTGAACTGAAGTGGCGTCTGCCAGCCATTCGGCCGCTTGCGAAGAAGCCGGTGCACCGGATGGTTGTCGGCTTTTTCGATTATGCCGCTCGGCGACTTGCGATGTAGGTTCGTCGGCAGCATGCCGATGCACCCGGAAATCAGGTTTGCCGCCCGGAAGAAGGTCGAGTTGCGAAGGGACGATTTCTCAGTGACGACCGTGCCTGAGGTGGTGTCCGCTCCAACCCGCAGCCAGTCCGCCAAGCGCGCATCGCCAAGATCATACCCGGCGTAGGCCTGTACGTTGCCTTGCCTCTGGGGCAGTTCGGCAAGAGGCCGGTTCTTGTAGTCGTCTGGCGACATGATGGCTGCCATGTCGCTCCTCTCAGAAGACCAAAATGCCGCGGTCTTCGTACACTGACGGGCCGCCGAGAGCTTCAGGGTTACGGCTCATCAGCATGATAGCGTTGAAGCTCGCTACCAGCGGGTCGATCTTGGCCTTGCCGGCCGTCTGCTTTGTGATCAGCACGGCATTGCCCCTTTGCTCGACCTTGGCGTTTCCGACACACCAGGTCATCAGGCCCTGCCCTGCATGCCAGAGCGTGCCGTCTTTCAGCTTGCGTTCCATTCCCCAGACCGCCGACGAAAGCCGAAAGCCTTGGGATATGCCGGTCATCTGCTCATCAGTAATGCCGCGGCTCACCAACTCATCGACCAGCACAGCCACGCCCTGCGGATCCAAGCCGACCGCGTTGGTCTCGGGCAAGAGCCCTGCTTCCTTGATCAGCTCTACCGTGTCGGCAATGCCGAGAATGTCGCCTGTCGGGCTGTCGCAGAGGGTCAGGGTGCCCTCCGCGATGAAGTCTTCCAGCCTTGAGACAATGTCCTTGCGCCGTTCAAATACGTCCGGCTGAGCCCACGCATGGTTCCAGAGCAACCAGTCCCGAGTGCTTTTGCACCGCCCCAGCACCGCCAGTCCGGCCAAGTCGTCCAGCCCACCGCCGTCAATCCCAGTGACGACCACCTCGGATCGATGCAGTAATTCGTCCAAGGTCAGCGTGTTGTCTGCTGCGTCCGTCCAATATCGGGCGCCGGCCCATGCGTCGTTGCGGAGCGCCAGCCCTACCTCGACGTTGAAGTGCTGCGAAGCCAGCAGCGCCAACGCGCCCGGCTCGGCTCCGGGCTGTTCCGCGGCTAGCAGTTGGTTCTCCAGAAAACGTTCATCGACCGATCGCCCCATGTTCGGGTTGACCAGCGGCCACAGCTTGCGGTCTTTCCAGCCGTCATCTTCGGCCAGGCGTTGCGGCAGCTCGTAGAGCACTGCCAAGCGAGGCAGATCTACCACCCCGTCCCTGATGTCCCGCGCCAGCGCCAGTTCCGATTTGAACAGGCCGACCGGCGGTTCCTTCGACTGGGTGGTGATCTGGATCATGAACCCGTCCGGTCGGGCGGCCAGCGCACCCCTGATCTCTACGAAAATCTCCGATGCGTTCGACTTCTTGGCGAAGACGTGGGTTTCATCGACTAGGATGCCGGTCGACTTAGATCCGGTGATAACGTCCGTGTCCGCGGCTTTGATCTGCAGGGTCGCTCCGGTCCGGCGATGCTCGATCGTCTTGATGTGATCCCGCGTGTGGAACAGCTTCAGCAGTTCCTCGTCTGCCTTGATGATCCCCTTCGCCTGACGATAGGCGATGCCGGCAATCTCCTTGGTCGGCGCAATCAGCAGAAACTCGGCACTGGGTCGGCGGTTGACGATCATCGCGACGACCATGATCGCTGCGGCGTAGCTGCTCTTGCCGTTCTTCTTCGGCACCAGGAGGAACAGTTCCTGCACCATGCGTCGATTGGCTTCCGCATCGTAGGAGCCGAACAGCGCTGCCACGATGTCGCGGAACCAGTCTCCCGCCGCCTCCTTCATGGCCGGCGTGCCGATCACATCCGGCAGCATCAGCCGGTCAAAGATGCGAAGCGCCCGGTCCCGCTCTTCCTCGAACAGCGGCAAGTCCGGAACCAAGCTCTGCCTGCCAAGGATGCGTTGCTCCCAGTCAGGGCAGGCAGTCGACCAGCTCACTAGTTGATAGCGCTCGACGGCGCCCCAAGATCGTCGCCCCAGGCAGTCCCAGCACCGGCCGTCTTGCTGGCCTCTGCCGCTTCTTCCTTCTTGCCCTTCGGAGCATCGCCCGGCTTCGAGTGAACGTAAGGAGCCGCGGCCTGAGCCATGGCGGTCCGGAGCTTGATGTCCTGTCCCTCGTCCCGCATCACCGCCAGCATGAAGTCCAGCGGGCTCTGCCCGTTCGGGCTGCGCTTGGCGGCTATCTGGCACGCCTCGATCGCATCGCGCACAGCCTTGGTCTTGCGACCAGCTCCCGGCCGCGCTCCGCCTCGTGGCATTGAATAAACTCCCTACGCGCTGGCGAAATCAAACAGAGCGGAAAAACATTTGCGTGATTGGGCGGAGGTCTTGGAGGAACGTTGATCTTCCGGACTTTGCCTTACCCCCCTGGTCAGCCGAACCGTCCACTCACCTCTTGAGCCTGCTTGTGCTTGTCGTGACAGGGTGACTTGCACAGGGTCTGAAGGTTGTTCGGATCCCAGAAGAGCTTGTCGTTGCCGCGGTGTGGCTGCCTGTGATCGGCAACTAGCTTGGATGTGTCAGGCTCTAGCCTGCCGCACATCCGACAGGTGAAGCGATCACGGACGAGAATGAACCAGCGTAGCCGTCTCCATGCGGCCGTGTTGTAGCGCTTCTTGTCTGCCCTCTTGCCTTGAAGTCCATGCTCGCCGCTGTCCGCTGCACCCTGAAGGTAGGCAATGCGGTTGGGTGTGGGCAGGACTCGGGGCTTAAGGTTGGTTAGCTTAGCCACGGCTTGCGCTCAGCCATGACTGCTTCTGATATTTGCCCACCAGCGCGCTCTTGAATGCCGCGGTTGCTGCGCTCGGC